GTTCTCCAAAAATCAGGATTCAGAATCAACTTTAAAATATTTGTCATTCACCCTAATAACGTGAACATAAATAGAGATGAGCTGATTCAGTTTGGACTGAATGATCTAGTGATTGATGATATGATAACAATTTGCAAATATTCATTTGAACTTCTTAGAAATGTCCACAAGACCACAGATGGCAATCGGTGGTACATCACATTTCACAAAACCATGGACATTTCTCCTCAACTAAGTTTCTCTTTTGAGCAAGTCATAAATACTCACAATAAATTTGACAACAAATGCTTCCATTCTGAAGAAGATCTTAAAGATCTATTGATGGGAGAATCAAGAAGAGGAGTGACCCCATCAGATGATAAATTTATAGATTGGTGTGTTGAAAAAAAAGAAAAAGTGATTAACCCATTGTTGCAAGTTGAGGACTTTAATGTTGATGTGTTTTATCAGTCTATGAGTGATAGATCTAACAGTATGACTCTTAAAAGATCTTTACCATTTCCTCTCATGCCCGTAGAAATCATAGATTCAGCTAACCGTGACACAAGGGATGATGTAGTTAAGCTTTTATCCATCTCTAGTATGATGTCTCAATCATTCAATCAAGTTGTTGCTGAGTTTGGCCAATATCTAGTAAAATTTTATGTTGGTTTATCAAAGAAGAGGGATGAATTGACCAATGATGATTATCTGTTTTATCCTGATTTGTCTGCAGAAGTTAAAGCAGAAATAGCTTTGGATGGGCCAAACAGGAAGAAGTACATAAAAAAGGGATCCTCTTTACATCAATCAAAAAGTACAAAATACAATGGATATTGTTTAAGTCCCTTTGTTGATGTCAGTGACATTGAGAATATAAGCTTCTATTTCTCACAGAAAGAGATCAAACAATCCACTGGAGATTTTCTGAATGATATGGAATTGTTGTCTAACCTTGATGGGCCAGGGTTGCGATATGCAAAATTCTGCCAGTCAATATATAGAGAAGTGAACATTAATGCAATGAGACAAGATAGGAGACACAATTATGTCTTTAAACCAACAGGATGTGATGGAGTGTACATCCTAATCTATCCTGGAACAAAGTTGAGAAGTGGTGAAATGCCTAATATTGCATGGTTTAAAATAATTGTTGATAATGAGAAACTCAATGATGACCAGTTTGGATCACACTGGATCTTCAAGAAGGTTTATAGAGATGTCAAAGTCTCATATTCAGATTGGCTGTCTGTGGATGTACATAGGTTAGATCATTACATCAGGTGTTATGACAAGATACTAATGGCATACTATTCTGTGGTGGTTCAAAAATATAAATCAGCAACTGATCTGAGTAAGTTTAGTCAGTCAATAGATGAGAAAGAGGAAAGACC